GCTAACTCCTCTGCGTAATCATCCAGGCATTGAATAGTTGCTATTCGTCTGAAATTATCTTTTATCGCTTCCGGATTCCGCTTGATGTAGCCCACAAATTCATCATTGTTTTCCATTGTTCGACTCTTTTCTTTGCTCAACCTCCACTCGTCCTCCAGGAATAGCTGTTTTTCCAAAGACACTTGCTTAAAAGCCTCCTTTATGGCCTTTGCTTCTTCCTCTGTGAAGGGCATTGACAGCCACTTGAACTCTTGAAATCTTCTCATGTTTCCTCCTTCCGCAATCAGTTAATTCGGACAAGTTTCTTTAGTATCTCCTCAAGAACATTTACTACAATACTATTTCCTGCCTGCTTATAAAGTTGTGTGTCACTACATACTAAATGTGCTTTATGAAAATCATCGTCTGTAAATCCCATCAAACGGAAACACTCCTTTGGAGTGAGCTTTCTTACCTTATCTGATTCTTGAATGAAATTATCATCCATTCTTATCTTTCCAATCTCTGTAGTAATTGTTTTTGCAATCTCACATTCATCTCTTACGACAGGAGAAAACCGAAACCCATAACCTTTTCTTTTGCACTCTTCAGAGTGGCTTTTAAGGTATTCAAATGTTTCTTGTTTTAGGAAATACTTTTCATCAGGATTCTGCTCCAATAAGTCTCTAAACTTGATTTGAAGAGGAATTGGATCCGGAAATCTAAAATAGCCACCATTCAATTTTTTTCTTATAGAAACCGCATAGACACGCTCTCTTTTTTGAGGTATTCCATAGTCTGATGCTTTAAGCACCTTCCACTTTGTTTCATATCCAAACTCTGAGAGCTTATCAATCCACCTCTCAAAATCTTTTGCAAACCTTCTTTGAACTAGATTCTTGATATTCTCAAGAATAAGGCACCTAGGAAGTGTTCCTTCAGATTGAGCAACCTCTAACAGCCGTTCAACTTCATAGAGAAGCCCACTTCGTGTTTTTCCTTTAACTATCCCTTTCATTTTCCCCATTGTAGAAACATCCTGGCAAGGAAATCCATAAGTCCACAAGTCTGCATAATCAAGCCTAGCCACTTTAGTAATGTCTCCATAATTTCTTGTTGGACCATACATCGCTTCATAGGACTGTATGGCAAACTTGTCTATCTCACTGATTCCTACTATTTCATGTGGAATATCCAGGTTTATCAAAGCCTTACGGAAAGCTCCTATTCCTGCAAATAATTCATTTACCTTTATCATCTAAAAAGGGGACCTATAGGATTATTCCGGAAACCCACCCCCTTTCTTTGTGTTTTAGTTACGCCTCTTCAGGCTCATCGTACTCATAGTCGTCATAATAATGTTCTTCATCGTCATCATAATCAGGCTCTTCTTCGCCTTCATCTTCTACCGGTTCAGGAAGGAATTTAACTGTATCTATTACCTTTCTTCCCTGTAGCACCTCTTCTTCCGGCTCATCCGGAAATTCCATGTCGAAAATACTCATCTGTTCTTTTCCGGTAATGGACCGTAAAACATATTCATTCTTTTCCTCATCCCAAACCATTTCCATTCCGTCGCAGTTCATATCCCCTTTTTGCTCATTCTTGATTTGCAGTACAGAGCCTACTTTGTGCTGAAATTTCGGGGTATGTATCAGTCTAGTGCCACCATTTTTTCTGTCGGCTATAGACTCTTCATCGAACACGACATCCA